GAAACTATTTGACTACCTACCTGACGAAATCGAACAAAACGAATTTATTTTGTTTGATCGCTTAGAAAAAATAAAGCAAATCATAGCCAAGTACGGTGAAGAAAATTTTTATTTTGCTTATAGCGGTGGCAAGGATAGCACAGTATTGCATTATTTGCTTGATATGGCAATACCGGATAATAAAATACCTAGAGTGTTCTCCAACACAGGATTAGAATATCGTGAAATATATAAATTTGTTAAAAATCTGCAAGATAAAGATAATAGAATTATAATGCTAGCTACCAGAAAAAATATCGTTAAAACACTTGAAAGGGTAGGATATCCGTTTAAAAGCAAAAAACATTCTGAGATTGTTGAAATGTATCAAAAAGGTTCGACAGCACCATCAATAGAAAGATATTTAAGTAAAGGCGGTGGACAGTTTGGTTGTCCTAAAGTACTGAGATATCATTTTACGCCAGAATGTAAATTAAAAATATCTGCTAGATGCTGTAATGAATTTAAGAAAGATGCTTTTAATGATTGGATTAAGTTAAAAGAGAATAAAAAGAGTATTTTAATAACAGGTATGCGTAAGGAAGAAGGCGGACATCGTGTAGATATTAATTGTATTGTAATAAAGAAAAGCGGACAGGTTACTAGATTTCATCCTTTGGCCGTGGTGACTGACGCATGGGAAAATTGGTTTATTGATACTTACGGCATACAGTTATGCGATTTATATTATTATCCTTATAATTTTGAAAGAACGGGTTGCGTAGGATGTCCGTTTAAAATCAATATAGAAAAGGAACTTGAAATCTTGAAAGAAAAATTACCAAATGAATATCGTCGTGCTTGGCTTTATTTTGGACCAGTATACCGAGAGTACCAGAGAATAGGCTATAGGTTTAAAGGAGAGGTGAAACCGTGAAAGAAATAACCAAAAAAAAACTAAAAAAACTATACAGCGTAATTTTAGTGGAATTACTTAATCTATTGGGCAAAGACGTCTATGCTCTTTATGATGACAAAGTAATAAAAACCCATGTCGAAAAGGTAATAATTTTTGAAAACGGAACAATCGGGTTAGGAACAAAATTTGGAGATATTCATGCTAGATATCCTAATATTAAAAAGATTGTGTTAAAAATCGAAAACTATAACGAACGTTGGTACTTGACCCAAGAGGAAGCGGAAATGGCGTTGAAAAAGGTGACAAAATGAACCAAGTGTCTTTAATCGGTCGCATAACAAAAGATGTTGAACTTAAATATACAAAAAATTCAAACATTCCTTATTGCATATTCCGATTGGCCGTTCCCCGAAAAGTACGTACAAAAGTCCTTCCACAAGATACGGATTTTATTGACTGTATTACTTGGTATAATCTCGCAAAAAACATTTCCACTTATGCTAAACGAGGAAGTACTATTGCCGTTGTGGGTTCGCTTGAAAGTAGCCTCTTCACCCTTCCGAACGGTCAAAACGTCCGAAAAATAATCGTAAATGTCAAAGATGTTGATTTCTTGTATATGAAAAAAACGAACCCATATTCAGGCCTTCCCGAATACGAAAAAGCGAAAATTATAGAAGAAAAGAAAGCATTAAGCCAATACGTGACGGGAGACACAAAGGAACTGGATAAGGAATACACAAAGCTCGTTTTAGAAAATCTAAGCACCGACAAAGAAACGGAAGAAAGGAGACAAAGTGATCAAAACGAAAACGAAACAGAAGAAGAACGACGAGAAAGCGATTAGAGATTTAGAAGATTTCTGCACCCTAGTAGATTTGCATAAAAACACAACGGAAAAGGCTCTGTTTCATACAGTAAAAGCCTTCGAGCATTTACAAGAATCTGATCGACTTAATAAAGAAATCCGCCTGAAACTTAATACGACATTTCGGGCGCCGGTTAAACTAAATACATTGGAGAAAATCATCTATTATTTCAATCGAAAACGAGGGATAACACTAGCAAAAATAGGCGAAGTCATGGATAAATCGACAGATTATATGCTGGAAGTATCAATGAAAATAAACCGCAAACTAAAGCATGTTTCTACTCAAAACAAGTAATTTATTAGTACGCTCTTTGTATCCCATACAATACCCATTTAAACGGAACTTAATCGACCCTTACAATTAAGGCAAAGATAAGTTCCTTTTTTTGGTTTCTTGGTTGCTAATAGAAAGACAGGTGATAAGTTGTGACACAACAAAAAACTAAAACCAAGGTTGTCGAACCTGAGGTCATAGATAAAAATGCACGCGCTGCCGCTTTGAAGTCTTACCTTAAGAACGAAACGCCGGAGCAAAGAGAAGCCAGGTTAGCAAAAGCAAGGGAAACAAGGCGAAAAAATGCAAGAGAAAACCGACTGGTAACGAAACAAGTTGATCGTTTGCTTAAATCCTATTGGAAATACAAAGATCCTCGTGACGATAAAATCAAAATCGGCACAGGCGCCGAGGTTATCGCCGCCACGATGATAAAAGAAGCTATGACGGTTGGCGGGAAAAACACAATTCAAGCCCAAAAACAGATTTTACAACTCGCCGGCGAATTGAAAGAAGATAACGATATGAACGGTAAGATTATTGTCCAGTTTACAAACAAAGACATTGATTTCTAGACAAGGCGGGATATGTGAATGGCTAAACTGGTTATCCCTAAATTATACCCTAAGCAAGTTCAATTCATTAATTCCAAAGCGAAATATACCTTATTCGGCGGCGCAAGAGGCGGCGGAAAAAGTTTTGTCGTTAGGATAGACGCCACAGGCAAAGCCCTAAAATATCCGGGTTGCCAAATACTTTTGTTAAGAAAAACCTATCCTGAGTTATACAACAACCATATACGACCGCTTCAAATATTCCTGCGATCATACCATCAAGACCCAAACGAAAGAATTGCCGAATACAAAGATAACCGAAAAGAATTTATATTCCCTAACGGCTCTCGAATTGTATTAGGAACTTGCGATAACGACCGCGAAGTAGATAAACATCACGGACAGTCTTATGACATTATCTACTTTGAAGAAGCCCAAATGATACCGAAAGAACATTATGACAGGATAAAACTTTCTAACCGTTTAAGTGGTTTTATCCCTTTGGAATACAATTTTAAGCCAATTCAAAGATTTTCGGGTAACCCCGGAAACGTGGGTCACCAATGGCTTAAGGAAATGTTTATCGACAACCCCGAAACGAATATTAAGGAAAGTGATTATGAGTTTATTCCGTCTTTGGTATTCGATAACGAATATTTAATGGAAAATAACCCCGAATATGTTTCTGAATTGGAGAACCTGCCTGAAAAACTTAAAAGAGCCATGCTTTACGGTGATTGGGACGCTTTCGAGGGACAATTCTTTGACGATTTCGACAGAGATATTCACGTTATTGACCCATTCCCAATCCCTACTAATTGGCGAATTTACAGGACAAGGGACTATGGCCTTGATATGCTCGCCGCTTATTGGATAGCTGTTTCTCCCGACAATTTCGCTTATGTCTTTAAGGAACTTTACCAAGAAAACTTGATCGTAAGCGAAGCCGCGAGACAAATAAACGAGATGACAACCGAACCGATTTACATGGATATAGCGCCTCCCGATCTCTGGAACAGACACCCTGAAACCGGGAAAAGCGCTGCGGACATATTCCGGGAATACGGACATTTCTTAACAAAGGCGTCGAACGATCGAGTAAACGGTTGGCTTGCTGTTAAGGAATGGCTAAAAGTCATAAAAGACGATCAAGGACAAATGCGGCCGAAGTTAAGAATATTTAAGAATTGCCACAATCTAATAAGAACCCTGCCTTTGCTGGTCCACAATCCTAAAAAACCTAATGACTGTTTAACCGAACCGCACGAGATAACACATGCCCCGGATGCTTTAAGATATTTCTGTTCGAGTTGGACGTTTGCGCCGCAGTATAACCCGGAACAATCTTTTAAGGACGAGATTATCGAATGGGTAAATAAAGCGTTGAAAGAAAAACACAAGAATAAAAAAGGAGAGTTATTTACATGGTCGTAATATTTGGCGCTAAAAAGGTCAAGCAAAAAATCGCTGAATTGGAAGCAAGAATAGCAGTCTTGGAAGAAAAATTGCTTGTTAAGGAACAAATTGATAAAAAGATTTTGGAACAGCAAAAACAAAAAAAGAAAACATATAGAGATTTCTACTCTTACGGTGATGTCGACCCAATAAGGATAAGACGATAAGGGTAAGGAGAGATTAAAATGGCAGAAGAAAGAAACGAAAACAAAAATTTAACGCACGAGACCCTTTGGAACGATTATCAGAACGGCCAAGCATATTTAGCCAATATGGGCTTTACCCAAAACATTCCGATTTATGTTGATTTTTTTGAAGGCAGACAATACCCAGCCGCTACAGAAGACACAAAGCATATTCCTAAACCCGTCTTCAACATGATCGAAATGATAGTTGATAACAAGATTTCAAATGTTTTAGCTAGTCCAATAAAACATAGATTTATTGTGGAAGGCAATAAGCTTGCGACAGAAAAACTTACCCGCTTTGCCGAATACCAGAAAAAAGAAATGGGACTAGCTGAAGCAGATGATGAAGCTGCGGAAGAAGGCTCTGTAAAGGGAACATACATTTACCATTTTTACTGGGACGAAAAAGCGCCCGGCAAAAGGGGTAATTACGAAGGCGGGTTAAGGGTTCAAGTAATAGATATGATGAATGTCGCTTTTGCAGATCCTTCAGAAAGGGACGAACAAAAACAGGAATGGATAATCTTATCGGAGCGTTTACCTGTCAAAAAAGTTAGGGAAATGGCTGACGATGATGTGGACAAGAACCTTATTACCAGCGATATGAAAGAAACGCTTTATCATTACGATATCGAACAAGAAGGCATGCAAGAATGCACCGTCTTGTTACGGTATTTTCGAAAAGACGGTGAGGTTTATTTCGAGCGTGGAACAAAAAGCACGATTATCAATAAACCCCGTCCCTTGAACCCTTATATAAACCTTAAGAAACTTGAAAATATTGCTAAAAAAGATTACGACCCCGAAATTGCAGCTTCTCCCGACGAAGTATTAGAAAAAAAAGAAAACGATATCGACAAACCTAAGTTATCCTTATATCCAATTGCCGTAGGTTCTTGGAAAAAACGACATGGTTCTATTTATGGCAGGGGTGAAGTCGAAGCCCTTATCCCCAACCAGAAAGCCGTAAACCAAGAGTTTTCCATGCAATTGCTCGACCACCAGGAAACGGGTTATAGCAAGATCCTTGTCAAGGCTAACGCATTGAACGGTCAAGAAATAACTAATGTTCCAGGCGAGGTTATAACCGATTATACTCCGTCACCAAATTGGGGTATTAAAACTTTGGAACGAACTAGTATCAGCGGTTCAGCCTTACAGTTAGCACCGCAAATAGTCGATTTGACAAGAACAGTTACCAATTCAAACGAAGTCATAACCGGCGATATGATTTCCAAAGACTTATCGGGTTTGGCAATCGCTCAATTGCAAGCCCAGAGCCAAAAGCCTATCTCCAGGTTACAGAAAAACTTCTGGAAAACACAGGAAAAAATCGGAAAAATACTCGTTCAATTCTATAAATTCTTTTATCAGGACAAAGAATTTTCTTACGACCTTACCCCTGAAGAATTAAATGTTTTGAGAAACAACCCAATGTATCAAGGACAATTAATAGAGCAAACCCAATTCGATATATTCAACGGCGAAGAATTTATGGATATGAATGTTGAGGTTGTTGTTGAAGTTGGGGCGGGAACGCAGTATAGCGAAATACAATCAATGAGTATGTTAAACAGTTTGCTTGCTGCAGGTTTAATTGACCCGATGACCTATTATAAGCTTTATCCCGAAAACGCAATGCCTTTTAAGGCTGATTTAATCGCAATGGAAGAAGCGAAACAAAGAAGCGAACTTCAGCAGTTACGGGTATTGGTTCAGCAAATGGCGCAGGAACTTGAAAAACAGAACACTCTTTCAAAAGAACAGGACAAGATTATCAAGCAATTAACGGGCGAGTTACAAAAATCTAACAGAATGTTTAACGCTTTGCAAAAAGAGTATTCGGACAAAATAACGGCCCAAAACGAGTTTGTTATGGATTTAATGGGGCGACAACAACAAGGCGGAAAGAGAGAATAAATCTCTCTCGCATATAGATTTACGCATGGAATAGCGCAAAAATCCACATTATAACTGAAATTCGCTTGAGAGCAGCGGAAAAACTCTCGAAAGACTTCGCCTCCCCATAGGGCGTGTCAAAAGAAAGGACAGAACTTATGGAAAACAACAATACCAACATTGTAGGGACTGTGGCATCCAATCCCACCCACGTTTTACCATCGTCAGATTCGACCGATGCGACTAACACGGACGAGCAGGAAAAGGACTTGTTTTCCGATACACAGGAAAGCAAGGAATCTAAAAAGCAAGAAAAAGGACATGAGGCAGAGGACAATAAAAAGACCTCTACCGCCGACGGGCAAGAAACAGAAAAGAAAACGCAAAGCAAAGAAGAAAACCGCAAGTATGCGGAAAAACGCCGAGAACAGGAACGACGGGAAAAAGAACTCAAAGAAATTGAGGAGAAAGCTTACCGTCGAGGTCTTGTTGAAGCGGTCGGTGGCAGAAACCCGTATACCAATACAGATATCAAGGACGATATTGATGTCGATGTTTATCTGACAATGCGAGAAATCGAAAAAGCGGGGTTAGACCCTATTGCCGATTATCACGCATACGTCGCAAACAAACAACGTGCGGAAATGGCGAGAAATAAAGTTAGCCAACCTTCAGAAGAATGGTTGGAAAATGACGCTAGACAATTCATGCAAAAATATTCTGATGTCGATTTTAGCTCGTTAATGGAAGATAAGCGGTTTTTAAAGTTTGCGGAAGGCAAGATCGGTAATTTACCGCTTACCAAGATTTACGAAGATTACAACAGCTTTGTAAGCGAATTTGAAACCGAAGCCGACAAAAGAGCCCGTTTTGCGGTAGCCCGAAGTCAATCCACGCCGGGTAGTGTGGAAGCGGGACACTCCAAAACTGATGAGTATTATACTTGGGAACAGTTGAAGAAATTGACAGTCGAAGAATACAACAAAAACCAAGAAAAAGCTGAGAAATCATATCAGTATCATTTGAAACATGGCACATACCAAAAGAAAAAATAAAATCTGTTCCTAAAGTAATATAATCACGGTCTCCACACAAAACACCCGGAAAAATACCATTATTTCTTAAAAATCATGTGAAAGGAGATCAGAATTTACATATGGCATACGAAACTTTTATTCCGACCGTATGGAACGCTAATTTAATGCGTGAGCTTGAAGGCAAATATGTATTAGCCAAACACACCTATAGAGTGTTCGAGGGTCAAGTCTCAGAACCAGGTGATAGCGTTAGGTTTTTCGGTGTAGGACGTCCAACGATTCATGAGACTACCGTTCCGGCGGGCAAAAAAACATTGCATGGAAATTTGCCTGATCCCGAAGAAATCGAAAACACGACAATCACCATGCCGATTCAGCAAATTCGCCATTACAATTACATGGTAGGCGATATTGATAAACTTCAAATGAAATGGGACGGCAGAGTAATTTCTGCCTATCAGCAAGAAACCGCCGATGAACTTGCCAGTAAGGTAGATCAATATATCGGACAAACCGTATTCCCGAAAGCGCCTGTTTTCTCGAACAGTTTTGCTGCTGCTAGTACTAAAATCATTACTGTTACCGCTGGTGATAGTGTCGCGAGCGGCGACACCAAAAAACAGAACGTTTTGGAGCTTTTGGACGATATCGTTCAAAAAGCGCGTGAAAACAATATCAGTGACTCAACCAAATTATATGTCGCTGTATCGCCAAAGATCGAAAAAATCATGCGGCAGAGATTGATCAGCATCTCTACCAACAACGTTGTTTTAATCGAGGGCAAGGAATACTTGAAGTATTACAACCTCTATATCGAATGGAGCAATAATCTCTATTCAACAACCACTTACGAATTACTTACCGTAAGAACCAACAGGGCGGTAGGTTTTGCTCATCCGTATACTCACGTTGAACCTTTTCGTCCGGAAAAAGGTTATGCTGACGCGATTAAGGGTTTCATCTTGTTTGACGCAATGATTTTGCGTCCAAAAGAAATATTTACTGCGAAAGTAACAGTTTAGTGAGAGGAGGATAATTAAATAATGGCAACTAAATTGACTCCAATTTATTTAACCCATTACGACGCATTTACAGAAGAAACTGATAATACCGATTTCGTCG